AAATAGGCTGAATGTTCAGGTTTATATCGAGCGTGTCATTCAACGGAGCAATGATCGCCATGTTTACCGCGCCGCTCGCGGTGTCAACAATGACCATCGCTTTCGCTTGCTGCGTTGCGCCGCCGTCCGTGCGTTTCCCGAAAAGAATTTGCGCCGCATTAGTGAACGACGAGCCGCCGTCCGTCCAAGCGGTCGCCTTGGTGAGCGCAACGCGGGCATATCCGGTATAAGTCAGTTCCGCAGCAATCGGCGCAGCCTCGTCAGGGGCGGCAAGCGATACCAATGCGGCGTACTGCGTTGCACCTGCGCGATATGACGGGTCTGTACCCTGCAAGAACATCTTGAGAGCGGCGTTTTCTGTTGCGTTACTGAGTGACATTGTGTCGCCTCTTTATGTGATTAACCAAATCCGCGCAGCCCTGTGACGGGCTGGACGCATTGGGCTATTTGTTTTCCGGTGCGTTTTTCTTCGCTTTGTTTTGGGGCGGTTTGTTCGCCTTATCTTCAAGCATTGCCCAGCCTTCGCGAACTGCTATCACTAACAGTTCGGCGTCGTCTGTTTCTATGGTTGTTCCAGCCGCGTAAGCGACAACATCACAACCACGGTGCGCGAAGTCAAAAGACTTTTCGATGTGCAATTTCTGCATATGAAAAAGCCCCTTTCGGGGCTTTGCCTATTACGAAACTGCGAGCTTCAAGAGCTTGATCGCTTGCGTGTTGCGGAGCTTGCCGCCGGTACGCTTGCGAACGTAGAACTTGACGAAACCGGGGGTTGTGATTTCGTCGCGCGTGATACGCATGCCGACACGATCCGCAATCAGGTAGCCTTCGCGGAAGTCGCCAAATGCCAAAGGAAACGCGTTAGCGGCGACTGCTGGCATGTCCTCAGCTTCGGTAATTCCGTAGCCCATGAACGTATCCGGCTGCGTAGCCGTCAACGATGGTTGCCACAAGTATTGATTCGTGGTGTCTTTGTACTTACGCAGCGATGCGAGCACAAGCTTACTGGTTACCCAACGGCTGTTTGCACGGTAGCGAGCGCGCAGCGAGTAGATCATGTCGTAAAACACGTCTGCGCTCGTTGGCAGCGTTGCCGCATTGCCCGAAGCGATGTATTGCAATGTGCCAAAAGCGCGCGAAGCGTCAACGGTCGTTACAGGCGTTGGGCCAGCCAAGAAACCCGTAGGCTTTTTGGTGCCATTGCCGGACACGTATGCAGCGCCTTCGCCTTGCGCGATTGCTTCTGCAGCCGACATCGTGAGCCAGTTTTCCACATCGAAAAACAGGTCATCCAGCGATTCTTCCGACGCTTGCGGCTTAGCGGACGCCATGCCGAACGTAGGTGCGACCTCTGCCAAGTCTGGCGTGTTGGTCTGGTTGCGGGTGTCGGTTTCGCCAAGCCACTCAAAACCAGCGCCGTTTACGTCAAACAGTTCTTTGTAGTCGGTGCTGCCGACAGTGCGAACGGTTGCGATTTGGCGAATCGGCGAAAAGTCAACCGACAAACGCTGAATGTTGCGTTCGATGATTTCAGGCAGCGCAAAGCCACCAGCCGAGCCGGTAGACGTGACGGTTTGCGTAGAACGAGTCTCGCGGCCATCAGCTTTCGCTTTTGCCTCAAGCGCCTTTTGAGCTTGTGCAGCCTTTTGGATGCGTTCTTGATCGTTTGGCGCGCGCATCCAATCAAGGAACGCGTGGCGATACTGCACAGATTCAGCAGATTCGCCGCCTTCTTTTTCGCCACCAAACACGCCGGGGCGCGACAATTTGGTTTCGACTTTTTCAAGCTTCGATTTCAGTTCGGCGAACGAATCAAGTGCGCCATCCATCTTAGCTAGCTTCGCGTCAAGATCGGACGTAGCCGCGCCTTTTTTGACGGCTTCAATTCGCTCGTCATTGGTTTTTTTGTACTCGTTGAACGCTTCACCGATTTTGTCGATGGTTTCGCTGATTTGTTTCAAATCAGGCGTTTCGCGTTTTTCGTAAATGCCGCCAAATGCGGCAAGCTTCGCCGCGAAGGCGAGGAAGTCCTTATTGTGTTTCATTGGGTTCTTTCGTGGTTGTTAAGGTTGTCAGCAGCTTGTTTGCCGCCTTCATTGCCGCAACAGCTTCACGAGCGTCCCGCTCATCTAAAGCAATGCGTTTGACCTCAGCTAAAAACGCCTTGGCCGCGTCATCTGAAAAGCCTGCATCCCGCAGTGCTTTTTCAGCTTGACGAATGGTTTTGATTTCTGTCACGTCAGAAGCTTTAACGCTTGTGACGCGAGATTTTCCGTTTGCAGGAAATGTCACTAGCGACACTTCCCACAAATCGACAGCGGTCAATGTTCGGATTTCTGTTTCTCGGTCATACCCCCATTCACGGGACATAAATCCGATAGATAAGCCGTTCAGCGCGCCCATTTTCAAAAGTGCATGCGCCTCTTTACCGCGCGTCGTGTCGAGCGCCAGACGGCCTTTTACGCGCAGCCCTTTGGCGTCTTCGGACATCTCTTCCCATATTCCAATTGGCTCGTCGGCTTCGTGCTGCCACAGCAAAGCGGGCATAGTGCCAGCGGCTTTGTGCTCTTTCAGTGACGCATCAAACGCACCTTTTGCGATAACGTCTGAATAGTCATCAACGACGCCAAAAACAGAGCCGTAACCCTCAATAGTTCCGTCGTCGCCGGTCGCTTTTAGCTGCAACGTGTAAGAACGCGTTTCGCGTCCGTCGGTCTTTTTAATTTCCAGTTGTGGCCGGGTCTGCATTTGCAGTTCCTCCGCTATTCATGTTCATTGGAGTAAGAGGCTCATCAAGCCCCGGCAATGGGTCTTTGCCTTCTTCGTCTCGGATTTCGTTGCGGGTGTAAATGCCCATTTCGGCCATCGTGCGCGCCCATTGCGCGCGGTCTTTCATTGCGCCCGCCATCAAATAGCGAACGTCAAATTCAGCGAATAGCGGCCCCGATCCGTCTAACAGCATTTCGTCAAAACGTTGCGTCCAAGCCTTGTGCCACGGTGCTAACGTGTGCTTTACGTGCGCAGCGAAGAACGCCTCAGAGCTTGCAAACGTCGCGGCCTTGTCTGAGTGTCCAACCATGATAGGAAACACGCCATAAGCCCGACAAATCTCCTCAATCTGCAATCGACGGGTTTCAACATGCTGCGCATCTACGCCGGTTTGCGCCGTGGAAACCCACTTAGCATTGCGGTCTACAACCATCGGCGTTCCGAGCTTTTCAACGCCCGTTTTGGCTTTTAGCCACGTCGTCAAGGCTTCGTGCTGCTCTTTGTTTAACGTGCCGTCAACGGAGTAAATACCGCTAGGTCGCAAGCCGTTTTCGTGCATTGCCGACTGACTTTTTTCAGTCGCCATTGCAAGGCCGATTGCTTGCCGCGCTAATACAACAGCGTCCATGCTTTGCAACCAATCCCACTGAACATTGTTCAACAGGAAAACGTCATCAGCTGCAAACTCGCCAATCAAGCCGAATTCGTCGTAACAACGGTATAGAACTTCGTAGCGGGAAACCTTGCGCACGTCCCACCGCCCCGGCTGCACCGGGATCAACTCACGAACGCGGCCATTGTCGCCACGAACCTTGATCGATAGGCCGGTTCCGGTTAACGCGGCGTGCATAGTCATCATGCGCCGCCACTCAAACGACGTTTGCCACTCGTTTGGACGACGTGACAACAGCCGATATTCTGGAATGTTGGAAGCCTTTTCGCGGCTTCCGTCTTTCTTTTCGCGAAATACGTGCAAGTCAGGCGTGGCGCAACCGTCAGCAATAACTTTCACACACGCGAGCACAGTGGAGACTTGCAGCGCAGTCTTTTCAGTGACGGCCATTCCGGCGACGGTGCTGCCGCTAAACCCATCAATCAGGCTTGCCACCTGATCGTAGGTTAGCTGGGCAGCCTTGCGCCCAAAAAAGCGGTCAAAGAACTTCAATTAGTCTCCCAAAATGATTTTTCAGAGTTTTCTGCCATTGGCATAACGCCCACAGCCATAGCCAGCGCCACCATGCCGTCAATACGGCCTCGCGCTTTGCCTTTGTCGAATTTGCGCGCGCCTGAGTCGCCAATTACCACGGCATTCGCAGCGCACATCGTTAAAACAGGGTGATTCCCGTGCTTTAACGACACGTTCAACAGTTTTGTTTCTAGTTCCCGTAGCGCAGGGGTCATCGATAGCGTCCCTTGCCCATACGGCTCAAATTTCTCTAGCTCGTCATCACTGAATCCGGCCTTTACAAGCCACGGTTTCAAGTGGTTAAACAGCGCCCTATCGAATGCGATCTTGACCACATCGTGCGCATCAAACAGTCCGCGCATGAATTCGGCGATGAATTCGTACTCAATAGCCTTTCCTGGCGTCGTCAACAGCTTGCCGTCACGCTCCCACACGTCGTAAGGCACCCTGTCTTTACGTGACTTTTCAATCAGCCCTTCATGCGGCAACCAGAAAGTAGGGTGCACGTCGCCACCCTCAGTAACCAGCACCAGCGCAGTTAAGTCGGCAACGCTTGAGAGGTCAAGACCGCCCCAAA